GTCCCGTCCCCGCGAACCCGCAGTGCCTCATCGAAGCCCGCTCGGCCGGCATCGACGTGGAGCCCCTCCGCGAGTGGGCCGCTAAGACGCTGGAGCAGTTTGAGCCGCAGGTACACCAAGAGGCGCCGACCTTCGTGCGTGCCGTCCTTGACTTCGGGGGCGTGCAGCGCACGTATTCCTTCCCTACTCTTTCCGCCACGGAGGTCACGACAGATCAGAGCGCCGTGCTCGTGTCTCTGACGCCAGCGCCGGCCCTTCAGCCGATCCGCGCCAAGGCGGAGCACGACCCTGCCGATTGTGACCAGCGCGACTGCCCACTGGCCGGCAAGGACGGCGCCGACGCGGAGGATTGCCCCCGTGCGGACTGCCCCATGCAGAAGAGCCTCCGCGTGAAGGGCATGTGCCCGCCGAGCCCTTCCGGCTACGGGATGGCCGAGGAGAGTGTGGCATGGTCGGCCCCGGCGCTTGCAGACTTCACCGACGCGCAGTGGGGCGACCTGGACGACTCTGAGAAGCGCCGCATCGCGCGCCACTTCGCCTGGGTCGCGGCCATGCCGCCTGACTCGTTCGGCGATATGAAGCTCCCCCATCACCGCGCCAGTGACGGCGACGTCGTGTGGGGCGGGGTGCGGGCCGCGATGGGGGCGATGATGGGCGGGCGGGGCGGGGTGAATCTGCCGGAGGAAGACCGCGCCAAGGTCTATCGACACCTGAAATCGCACTACGCCGAGTTCGACAAGGACGCGCCCGAGATGCGAGTTGAGCCGCCTGCCGAGCCTGGCGGGGAGACCGAAGCCCAGGAGCGCGCAGTGTCATCCGATCCTCTCCGCTGGAATCGCCAACTCTCGAAGGCATTCGATGTTGCGAGCGAGCGGATCGAGCCCGCGAGCTTGGAGTATGCCTGGGTGAGCCGCTACCTCGAAACAGAGATCCGCGACGTTCAGATGGCGGGCTGTTACGTCCCCTCCGTGCGCATGGGCTCATTTCTCACTGCCCTCGGCGACGTCGTCGGCGGCTGGACGATCGACGCGATTCGCAACATCACGGGGACGGGTGCCGAGGCCCCGCCATATTACGACACGATCCGGCTCAACAGCACGAAGTCCGGCGAATTCCTCGTCCAGGGCCTCCGCTTCATGCGGTCCTATGGCGCCGTCAAGATGGTGCTGAAGGTCTCGCCGGACTGGGGCGGGCTCGACGTGACGACCTACTCGGCCCGCGTCTGCGCTGATGCGGCCGGTGATCTTTTGCGCCTGACATGGGAACGGGCGCGCCAGCTCAACTTCCTCAAGGGCGAGGCGTTCTCCCTCGGCGGCGAATTCCTGGAACGCACGGGTGAGACGTGGGCAGACTTATTCCTCGAGCCCGAGAAAACGGCGCCACTCAAGCGCGTATCGACCCAGCTCGCCGAAAAGGGCGCGATGCTGGAGTCGCGCGGCATTCTCCTGATGGGTCCCCCGGGAACCGGCAAGACGCTCGCGGGGCGCGTGCTCATGAACCAGACGAAGGGCGCGACCTTCCTCTGGCTGGCCGCGCGCGACTTCTATCGGGCGGGTGCGTTCGGGGGCCTGCGAGACGCCTTCGACCTCGCCGAGGAATGTGCCCCAACCATCCTCTTCATCGAGGACGTGGATAGCTGGCTCGACGACTACTCGGTTGACTTGCTCAAGACCGAGATGGACGGCATCAAGCGGCGCAGCGGGGTCGTGACGGTGCTGACGACGAACTACCCACACCGTCTCTCCGAGGCCCTTGTGGATCGTCCCGGGCGATTCCACGACGTGCTTGAACTGAGCCTCCCCCTGGCTGGTGTGCGCGCCGAGATGCTCGCGGCGTGGCTCCCGGATCTCGACGCAGTGTCGCGCGCCTCAATCGCTGTGGAGACGGACGGCTTCTCTGGCGCGCACCTCCGAGAACTGGCGAAGTTCGCCCTGACGCTCCGGGATGAGGACGCCACGCTGAGTCTCACCGAGGCGGTGCAGCGCGCCCTGGCCAAGATCCGCGAGCAGCGAAGTCTGATCGACGCGGCGAGGCTACGAGTCAGGCGCTATGTACCGAACCGCGCCACGACGCTCGCTGTGGAGCGAAGCCGGGTCATCAAAAGACATGATGCGGTGCCTGCGGGCCTGCACCTCTCGAAGGCAGTCGACGCCACGCGCATTGCCGAGCCCGTCATCGCCCGCCTGCATCTCGGCGATGTGATCGAGATCGCCGATGTCATCGACATCGACCTGGAGGACATTGCGACGGACGACGAGGATCTGAGCGAGGCCGATGTAGTCGCGGCTCTCCGCGCCGTGCTGCCGGCCCTGGTGGACCAGAGTGTGCGGCGGGCCGTGCGGACCGCGCGCGGGGCGCTGGAGTAACGATGTTCGACCCAACCCAGGAGGAATGACGGCGATGAAGATCGAGGAACTCAAGACGATCATCAAGGATCTGTGCGGCCCGCTCGTGGCCGAGGCGGTGGACGCCTCCGTCAAGGCCCAGGTGGACCCGATCCGCGCGGAGCAGAACGGGCTTTTCACGCGGATGCTGGCGGGCGTGGGCCAGCCGGCGGTGGCGAAGGAGGTCCCCCTCGCCGATAAGGGTCTCGCGCTGGCCTGCTGCATCCGGGCGACGGCGGCCTCGAAGATGTCCGGAGCGGGCGTCGATGGGGCCATCCAGATCCTCCGCGGGTGGGGACATGTGGATCTCGCTGATGTGTGGGCCGACGCGCGCCAGAAGGCCCTGTCGGCGGGCGACGCGACGGCGGGTGGTTTCTTGGTCCCGACGCAGTTCAGTGCGGAGGTGATCGAGTTCCTCCGGGCGCGTGCGGTGGTCCGACGGCTGGGCGCGAGGACGATTCCTGTCCCGACTGGCACGCTGAAGGTGCCGAAGCTCTCGGGGGGGGCGACGTCCTACTACATCGACGAGAACACGAACGCGACCAAGTCCCAGCCGACCACGGGTCAGCTCACGCTGACCTTCAAGAAGTTGGTCACGCTCGTCCCGATGTCGAACAGTCTCCTGCGCTACAACTCCGTCGGCGCCGACACCATGGTCCGCGACGACGTGGTCAACGCCATGCGGGTGCGCGAGGACTCCGCCTTCATCCGTGACCAGGGCACCGACAGCACCCCGAAGGGCCTGCGGTACTGGGCGCACGCCGACAACATCATCACGGCGAACGGGACCGTAAGCGTCCAGAACGTCTTCACGGACCTCGGCAAGCTGATCCAGAAGTTGCTCGAAGCCAACATGCCGATGATCGCGCCGGCGTGGATCATCGCCCCGCGCGTCGAAGTCTTTCTGAGGACCCTGCTCTACTCCTCGACGGGCATCCCGATCTTCAGGGACGAAATGGCGCAGGGGCGGCTCATGGGCTACCCGTATGCGTCCACCACCAGCATCCCGACGAACCTGGACACGTCAGGGGCCGGGAGCAACGACGAGTCCGAGATCTACCTCACCGACTTCGCGCAGGCGATCATCGGTGAATCCATGAATCTGCTGGTGGACGCCTCGCAGGAGGCGGCCTACCACGACGGGTCGAGTGTGATCGCGGCCTACTCGCAGGACCAGACGGTCGTGCGGGCGATCGCAGAACACGACTTCGGCATGAGACATGACAAGGCCATCGCGGTGCTGACGCAGGTCGACTGGGCGCCGGGCAGCGTCTAAGCCGACCGGCCTGGAGTGAGACGAGCCCCGGCCCCGCGGCCGGGGCGCAACGACAGACGGAGGAGCGAGCAAGATGATCACGCGAGATGTCAA